TGTGAATGCGTCACGGACTGCGCCGCTAAACTCGCAAGCGATTAAAACTCGCATGGCCTAGCTTCCTTGTTCGGCGTTGGCGCACTCTTCATAGAACTCGGCCGCCGCGCGCTTGCATTCGGCTATAAATTCTTCGTGCGTGCATTCAGAGAAGTCTAAGTCCATGCGCGCAAGGATGCAGCGCGCGATCCAATCATTGTCTATGCCCAGAATGTGCATAACGTCATCAACGTATAACATCACAAGCCCCCCAGTAGATATGTTACGAATAAGGCGAGCGCGGGGATTGCCAGCGCTGCGCCGATGGCGAAGGCGATCAGGTCAGTTTTCATAATCTTCCTTACATGCGGCGTACACGTCGCGGCTGGCGCATAGGATGGACTCGACCTGCCTAAAGAGTGGATCGGTCTGCTCTATGCAGCGGTCAGGCTCCTTAGCCTTATCGGCGCTTATTGTGAGGTGTTCTAGCTCTATGTCGTACGGGCCGGCGTCGTCGCCCGTGTCGCGGTCGCGCCCCTCCCACTTGTAAGAGATGGTCGCGACGCCGTAGGCGTATATCGCCATCCCCGGCCACGGCTGGAATTCATCAAGCTCATAGTCAATATGGTAGGTCACGGGTTGCTCCACTTTTCTGTCCAGTATTCTTCGGCTGCGTTGTCGTAAACGTCGCGCAGCGTTAGCAGCGCGTCGTCCAGATGATTTGTTCGAGTTGGTAGGGCGGATAACAGCTCTATCAACTCTTCTATCGCTTTGGCTTCCAGCTCTAATTCAATCACAGCGTTGCCCTCAAGAATTGACGTGCGATCATCTCGGCGTTGTCGAGCGACGCAATGGACGCGGCGAGCGACAGTGACAAGCCGAACCGCGCAAGGAACGTCGCCAGCTCTTCCGGCGGCACTTTGGCTATGATCGCGGCCGCCTGTTCTAGCTTAGCCTTGGGAACGCGCTTGCGCGGTATTGCGGCTACAGGTTCGGCTTTGGCCGGCGCTTCGGTCTTTGGCCAGCGATACACGCCGTCCGTTTTGGTTGCTTCGGCCAAAATGATCGGCTTTAGCTTTTCGTTATACATCGCCAGCCCGGCGCGGCGCTTCTTAGTCTCTTTGTCGATTGTAGGATTGCGCGCTGTCCCGCCGCGCACCTGCATGTCGGCAAGACAGGTTCCGATATACACGACGCCATGGCCGGAGAACTTAACGCCCGGCTCTTGCCATTGTGCGTCCATCCATTCTTTTAAGCTTGTCATTGTTTAGGCTCCTGTGTGGATACGTTACAAAATAGGCGACGCCATTGCTAGCGTCGCCTGTTGTTACCTTGTCCAGTATGTAAAGCCGTTAATTGTCACCGGCGTGTAATCGACGCGGATATTGCGCGCGGTAGCATCCCAATCGATCTCGATATAATGCGGCAGCTCGCGCGGTAAGTCGCCGATATCTTCTAGCAGCTCGCGCGCATAATCGGTGAAGTGGCTGTCACGGATGAGCGTGATCGGATACCAGTCGCCGCGCCACTGCTCATCACCGCCAGCACCGTCTAAGTCGCTCATTATCGCCATGAGCATAGTCGTCTCACCGCGCTTGTCGTCGTCGTTTTCGATGTCCTCGATGCGCGCGATGATGTCGCGAACGTCGATCAGGTCGTTTGTCAGGTCTAAGTCAGTCATGGTCTTGGCTCCTTTGTGGATATGTTATCCTCTCACGTTTTTTGAGAGCCGTAAAGAGTTTTGTTATGTTTTGCCCCATTTTGGGCGATTAATTGTGGATATAGTCGCGGATCGTCGTCGAATCGTCGGACAACATGGCGTTGAATGCGAGGCGCTGCTTGAAAACGTCATATCGTCATGAGAGTTGTTATAGGGAGTTTTAGAATAAATGTAAACATAATAGTATAGCAACCAGCAAAAGTTTTCAGCGACCTGAAACGTCATGGCAATCCGACGATCCGACGTTTTTTGTCCCGCGCCGTCCAGGCGCAAACACTCTGCATGGACCTAGATCGTCATGACGATCCGACGTTTTGCTAACGCGTGACGCAACCCTTCAAGTGCATGACGATCCGACGTTTGATTGTCAACTTAACGTAATGCTTTAAGTCTACATTCATTGAGCTGATTGGGGTCGATCCAGGTCGAAAGGCGGGGGAGGCTGGGCCGAGGGATCTCCTTTAAGAAATACGAAGGGTCTGCACGAACTTTTTAAAAATTTTTTTGTTGCTAGATAAAAAATAAAACCGTAAAATAAAAACCATGATCGACCATGACACTCTTAAAACCTTACTCGACTACGACCCTGAAGCCGGCGTCTTTCGTCGCAAAACAAAATGGGGGCGTAAAAACATCGGTGACGAGCCGGGGTGTCTTAGCCCACAAGGCTATTGGCAGATAGGGTTGTTAGGTAAGACCTACCCAGCGCACAGGCTGGCATGGCTATACTACTATGGTGTTTGGCCTGAAAACGACATAGACCACATAAACCGCAATCGCGCCGACAATCGCATAGTCAATTTGCGAGCAGTCACAAGGTCTACTAATTTGCATAATAGTTCGCCTAGCGCCCGCAATTCATCTGGAATCCTCGGCGTAAATCCGTCTAGACGCCCTAAGCTTCCTTGGGAGGCGCGGATAAGCATTGAATATAGACAAGTCTATTTAGGGGCGTATGCTACTAAAGAGGAAGCCGCTGCCGCGCATGAAGGCGCTAAACGGGTGTTGGGGCTTAAGTAATGTTTGAAAGCCTACCTTATGAGCCGCGCAAAATAGAGGCGACGGAAGCCGTCCTAGAGCGCATCTACTTAGCCGCCCGCAAAGGGCTGAAGGGCGACACGCTCGCCTACGCCGCTGGCATGACGCCAACGGAATATCGGCGGCTGGTGCAGTTCGACCCGATTGCGGAGTATGCTGAGCAGAAGGGCCGCGCCGAGGGCGAGGCGGAAATGTCCGAAGTGCTGCACAAGGCCGCCCGCGAAGGCGACACTAAGGCGGCGCTGGACATTCTAAAACATGTTCATCATTGGACAGCGCCTCAATCTGTTCAAATCCAAGTCGAACAAAAGATCAGCATTATTGCGGCGCTTGAGGAAGCGCAGGCTCGCGTTGTCGAGGGGTATGTGCTAGATAATACAAAGGCCGCCGATGGTGAGACATCAGACGGCCTTCTGACCAACCGTAATGAGGACGGCGGCTATGACGACTTTTACTCAAGACACCCTGAAAAGTCTACTGGACTATAACGCTGAAACCGGCTGGTTTCGCTGGCGCGAACGCCGTGGATGCAGCCACGCCGGCAAGATAGCTGGCGCACGCGATAAAAAAGGCTACTGGAATATAATGATATTCCGCCGACAGTATAAAGCGCACCGGCTGGCGTGGTTCTATGTTCATGGTGAATGGCCTGACGGCGAGATAGACCATATTAACTGGGTTAAGAACGATAACCGGATTTGTAATCTGCGCGTGGTCACCCGCAGCGAAAACATGCAAAATACCCGGCGGCAAGATAAAGGCGTGACTTTTAAGCGTGGGTATTGGCGGGCTAGGATCTCACTGGATAATCACCAGATTTTTCTTGGCCAGTTCAAGAATAGAGAAGATGCTTTAGCCGCACGCAAGGCGGCTGAACTAAAATACCACACGCATAGGACAGACAATGCAGGTTCCGATTTATAGCGCCGAAGACGAACAGAAGCTGATGGCGACCCTATGGTCGGCGCAGGTGAAGAACGACCCCGTAGCGTTCGTCCGCCTAGCGTTCCCGTGGGGTAAGGCCGGCACGCCGCTGGAACACTTCACAGGCCCGCGCAAATGGCAGCTTGAGGTCTTACAGGATCTGAAGGCTCACATAGCAGACAACAACGGCCGCCTCGACTTCGAAACCTTCCGCATGGCGACCAGCTCCGGGCGCGGTATCGGCAAGTCCGCGCTCGTCTCATGGCTCGTGATCTGGATGCTGACGACCCGGATCGGCTCGACCACCATCGTGTCGGCTAACAGTGAAGCGCAGCTACGCAGCGTCACCTGGGCCGAGATAACTAAATGGCTATCAATGTGTCTTAACAGCCATTGGTTTGAGGTGAGCGCTACCCGTGTGCTACCGGCCAAGTGGATTGCCGAATTAGTCGAGCGGGATCTGAAGCTGGGCACGCGCTACTGGGGCGTCGAGGGGCGGCTGTGGTCGGCCGAGAACCCTGACAGTTACGCGGGCGTGCACAACTTCGCGGGCGTCATGTTGGTGTTCGACGAAGCCAGCGGTATTGATGACTCTATCTGGGCGGTGGCCAGTGGCTTCTTTACAGAGAACACTCCTAATCGTTTTTGGCTTGCTTTTAG